GCCATCCACCAGAACATCGAAAACAACGCCGAAAGTGCGGAGCGCCGCAATGACCTCAACAAGGAAGCAAAGGCTATTGCCCATGCCCGTGTTAAAATCACCACTAGCTCTCGCACCCGGTCGCCGAAATCGAGCGCCACAAGACGTAGTGCCCCGCAGTTCCAACTGTTTCTCCAAAAGAACCCTCAGCCTACCGTCGCCAGGAAATGCAGCCCCATAGACTGCATGCTCTCTCTTCAAAGCAGAAGGACCCACGTGGGCCTCAAACGCACTACCATCCGCCTCGAAGCAGACGCACTCACGGAAAGCACCAAACTTTCTAGCAATGAGATTGCCGCGCTGCCTCGGGTTCAAACCTTTCGCAACGAGTCTTCCGGAACCAATACCAAACACAGATCCGTTGAGTCGGCCCCACAGCCAATGCTCAAACGGTTTGAGTCGCGAAGCGACCTCCAAGTTGTACCTCGGAGATCGTGGATAGATAAGCCTAGGCTTCATAGGCTTACCAGGAACGCGATTCTTCTCTGTCTTAAGAAAAGCCCTGATGGTCCAGTCCTGATAACTGGAAAGTCCATCAGCCTTAAGAGACCTTTCGGCCTCCAGGTACCGTCGTCTGAGAATCCCGGTATAACTCTCAGCCGTCTCCTTCCAGGACCAGGCCCCGTCCCTGTAGCGTCGGGCAAAGAGCGTTAACTCCTCCCAAACTCCTACGGCACCGGGTGAAGCAGGTTCGAAGACCTGCTGGGGCACTGGACCCATTGACCGCATAGCCAATGCGGTCACCTCGTTGTGTGGACAAGAACGGTTACATGTAGGCACAAAAGTCCCTGGCAAAAGGGGCACGTAAGCCGTTCTCATTTTACGCTTGCTCTCGCTGCATGAAGCCCAATCGACCTTCCTAGTGTCTAGGACACCAGTTGCGACTGGGGGCGGTGACCCCCAACACAACCCCGGAATTTCAATCGGGCCATACTAACAAGAGGGGGAATCCTCCATAACGTCCAGACGGCCGCGGGCCAGTCTCTCCGGAGCGGTCTCTTCGAAGGCCAATGCTACAGTGTCAGGTAGCACAAATGCTGAAGCCAAATCAGCAACGCCCTTCTCAGAAAACCACTCCCTAGCACGGGCCCTAAGGCCGGCCAGGAGATCCTGGGTGCGCGGTCGAAAGCACGAATAGAGGGACAGTTTGGCAAGGAGTGCCGGGGCGATGACCATTCGCCCTGCGGTTGACTCAACAACGAGGAAGACCTCGTGTTCCATAACTGACGTAGGCAGCACTCCTCCACCAAGGAGCTTCAGTTCACGGTCAGCAAGACCCAGGAGAACGTTGGCACTCAAAGGAAGCCTTGACGCAGGGAGGTCTGGAACCCACCGCCCACGAACAAGATCACCAATGACACCAGGTCGTCCACCCAGATAATGCTGAAGACGGTTAGTCCAAACCGCCCTACCACGAACTCGGGAAGGCGTAAGCCCGCCCGACGTCACACCGGCATGTGCGACTCCAACAGCTTGCGCATACGCGATGCCGCGCGTATGT